GATGAGGCAAAAAAAACTGATCCGAAAATGACTTACACCATAGCTAAAAACAGAATTGGTTCAATGTGTGAAAATAACACCCTAACAAAAAGGTCAATCCGCCGAAATGGGACAATGATAAATATCTATAAAAAAGCGTGATCGACCAAGAGCAAATTACATGGGAATCACAATTTGCAATCGTTTATTTCCGCTCAAAAGCGATCCCATGCCAGACATGCGGGAAACAACCTGATCACGATTACCAACCCGGTAGCAGGTTGATTTGGTGCGGTGGAAAATCCTGCAAGCGATCGATAACCGATTCGGGTTTAGTTGATGGATTTAGCGACTGGAACACCATACAAAATAACCTTGCAATGCATAAACGAAAATCTTAATCTCCCGGCGGGGCGTTTGGTTCGCGTTCCTGTTTCATGTTTCCGCCCCGGGGTTTGATTCCCCGGGGCGGTTTAGTTTAGATTGGGATCCAAACGCAACGTTGGCGAATCTGGGAGCCGAATGCCATTACCCCCATGCGTTTTGCTCCGGTCACTCGCTCAAGTTGGTGTTTCCATTTACTTGCGCCCCATGCGGTCGGGCTGAATATCTGCTCAAGAGCGGGATGGTTATTCGCTACGAATATGCCCCGGCTATCTGCGCAGAACCTAACCCCATGCCGCTGCAATGCATCCATGCGGTCTTTCCGGCGCATCATTGTCCCAGCATCATCGGCGGAAAGCGGATCGCTTTGGATGTCTGCGATAACCTCAGAAATCGTGCGCTGATAATTTACCCCGGCAACATCGAACCTGATCGAACTTGCAGCGAGATGGGCAAGGCATTGGTTTTCGTCATTGTCCACATCCTCTGATTTGAATCCGGCCCAATCTTGCCGCTGCATAAATTCAAGAGCGATCACATCACTCACCTGCTTGCTTGTAGTAAGAGAATACGCCCCGGCTAGCAATGCCCCGATCTGATCTGCACTGCGTTTATCCCCGGTGAAATCAACCGCAACACGTGAAAAGATTTCGCAATTCTCTCGGATGATTTTTGCGTTTTTAATGCACCTTGCTCGGAATTTACTACAATAGCTATCATTTGATACAGTAGATTTCCATAATGCTACCACCTTGTCGAAATGATCGGCGGCATCCCGCCCAATGTTTTTGCGAAGTTGAAGGATTGAAATGCGACTCACATCGGACTTTTTGACTGCCGCAACTCCGATCGACGCAAAGCAAAATGCTGATCGGATCAGATAGGTGACCGAACCGCCCTGTGCCGTGCCTTTGACGATCCCAGCTCCGGTTTCCGTTGATGATTGCCGGGCAAGGGTCAGGATCGATTCAAACCTCATCTGTGACGCTTTATCCTCAGATTCCGCTTCATCAAATACCACCGGAAGAGAATCGGAACCAAGCATCCCGCGAATGCCTGCCTCGGATGTCGCGCCCTGCACATGCAATGCAGCATCACCAACAATCGGCTGGATGATGTTTGAGACGATCCATGATTTCCCTGACCCGCTCGGCCCGGTCACCCACATATGCGGTCGCCAACGCAATGCTCCGCCGATTGGGGCGAGGGCAAGCCACCCGGCGAGCAGTTTGCCATACAATGGACGCTCCCACGATAGCATCTCGCACAGGTCGATCAATTTAGCTGAATCAGCATTGGTCAAAATTGAATCAGTCTCGGCATCAATCCGTAATGCGCCATGATAAATCGCCCGGCGTGATGAATTGTATTTAGGGATCGGGACATCACCACCATTGATCAGCAGCCGATCGCCGGCATGGTAAACGATATCCCCGCCATCGATCCAGCAACCCCGGCCCCGGATCCTCCGGGAATCGAACATTGGCATGGATTGCGATCTCTGAATTAGTGCATTGATTGCCGCATCCCAATTCGTCCCTTGGCTATTGCCGGGAAACACGATCTCCCAAGACTGAAGTGGCGCAAGGCGCATCAGGTTATTCTTGGAATGGGCCGATGCTGCTAAACTCACAATCTGTTGCGATTTATCCGGCATGTAGTAAAACAACTCGCCATCGGCCCCGAGCAGGCGAAACGGCATGTCGGCAATCCGATCGGTCTGGAATGAATCAGTGTCTGCATCCTCGCCCGGCCCCGGCGCGATCGATGTCCGAGCCTCGGCATGATCGATCAGTTGGCGCATCTGTTCTAGGGTGGCATCGGCAGCATCCCATCCGGCTTCAGCATCAACTGGCGGCACAACCATGCTAATTCGCGCACAGATCGATTCTAGGCGCTTTGCAATGGATTCAGCGGCAAGGAACCCCGGAGAATCATTGTCGGGCCATATGACGCATTCTCGGTCACGCAATGGCTCCCAGTAGGTTTTGCCATGCGCCGATGATCCGCCGGACCAAGTGGTCGCATTCCAGCCCGCAGCGATCAAGGCGGAGGCAGCTTTTTCACCCTCAGCAATGATGATCGGATCTGAATTCCTGATGATTTCCGGCAGATTATATAGCGGGCGAGGCTCCGCCATTGCCTTCCATTTCCACCCTGTTGCGCCTGATGTCGACTTGCACCATGTCAGCGGCAAAACCTCTTTACCCGCTGGCGTATCGAACCGGGCGACATATCCGCGAATTTCCTTATCCTTGCCCAAATACTCCCAGACCGCTGCGGGTTTTCTGCCTTTATTCATCAGCACAAACTCATTTGCTGGCTCGGGAGCAAATTGCATCGAAACCCATGTATCGGATTTCGATGGCGCAGGGGTTGGCGCGGATCCTATTTTGCCAGCAAGCCATTCTGCCGCAGATTTTATGTCAGTATCCCGGGCGAGTTGGATCAGTCTTAAAATTCCACCCTTGTCCCCGGTGGCAAAATCAGACCACATCCCGGTTTGGGTGTTGATCGACATCGATGTTCCCGATTCGCCACTTAATGACCCGATTTTCCACTCCTTTCCCGATTTCTTCCCCTGCGGGAACATTTCGCGCACGATGGATTCGATGTATGGTAATGCCTTTTGGTTCAGTTCGCTGAAGTCATGGTTCATGTTATTATTTTAGCTTGGTTCGCTGCTTTGTAAATTGCTTGGAGTTGATGAAGCGGAAGTGATGCGAGTGTTGACAGAATTTGCTGCCTTTCGTCAAGAGTATCGACGATTGTGCATAAATATCTGCAATTATCCGTTTTCTTGGTCTTCAATTTGATGCCGTAGCGTTTTGCGCTCGCCATCGCAGATGCCTTTGCCGTGGCATCTGCGATGAACGAGTCACCAACGATTGAATCGGCAAAAAATTCCTTCCAGTTTACCCGATCAGAATATGACATTTCCGTCCTGCTCCACTTGTGCGACAACTGCCGGGTTTGGTTGTTGGGCTTGTTTCTGTCCTACGATTTTACCATTGCCCAAGATCGGCCCCTTCTCTCCGGACTCCCGTCGGGTCTGCCCCAGATCCTGAACGACCATGTAATGGTTGCCGAATCGATCTTCGCCATCCCGATTGCCCAACAGCGTGATGTCGATGTATTTTCCTTTTTCGCCGTGATGAATTGCGGATTTATCAATCTTGGTGACATCAATTTTTACTCTAATTATGTTGCTCATGTTATTTATTTTTTAGTGTTATTTGGGGAGATTATCTTTTCGGCATCCTCGACTGACCGGGCAATCCCCGCCAATCCACCCGCCTGATTTACAATGTTCTGCCAAGCAATTTGATCGGGCCTTGGCTTCCCGGTTGGTGATTTTACCTCGATCGATACGAATTGGGCAATGTTTTCTCCGACATCCTCCGGGGTGATTTCACGAGATACCCATCCGATTAGATCGGATGATCCCTTCGCTAATCCATATCGAATCAAGCGCCCCTTGCTATCCCGGGTCGCTCCGACATTGTTGCGGAACAATCGGACCGGACCATTTCCGACTTGCTGCCGGATCAGGGATTGGATGTCGGATTCAGTCATTGCAGTTCCCGGATGCCTGATTCGATTTTTCGCATCCTGTGCTCAAGTTTTACCATTATCGTTTCAATCTGCGCGTCTTGTAGCAGTGCAACCTCGCGCCACCGATCGGCCTCCGCTTTCCAGTATTCGCATTCAGATTGCGCCTTGTTACGTTCATCAATAATCTTGTTAATGCAGCTTTCGATATTGTCCATCTTTGTATTGTTTGTTGATTGGGTTGCTCATGCGCGTTCTTTTCCGCAGTCGGGGCAGTAATCCCCCATCGGCTCAATTCGGGAGAAATATGGATCTTTGTCGCTGCCGCAATGCGGGCAGACAATATCGTCGGTATCCTTCCTGAAGATCTCGTCATAGTTGTCGCGGTATGCCTCGCCGTCCACCGGGCGCGGGGTGTCGCCTTTACCTGCTTGGTTGTTGTTTATCTGCATTTTGGGTGTCCTTTCCCCCTTAAGTCATCATTGCAGATCCCGTTCTCAAATCTCATGGAGTAAACTAGACGAAGATTGTATTCATCCTCGTAATCCGTCTCTAAATCACTGCAAAAATCCGGAACACCCCATTGTTTATAAACAAAAGCTCTCCAGTTGAACCCACAATCAGGGTTTACTGAATCTTCACCTACACCCCATTGAGTGCCTAATGAAGAAGGATTTCCTATTACACAATAAACCTGCCATTCATATGGGAGCAGTCCGCTTAGTTCCATCAATTTATCTAACACATTATGTGCTGCCTCTATTGTTGGTTTCACTTCAATAAACAATTTACCAATCTGAAAATCTGGACAATAATTTCCAGTTTTCAGCGAATAACCTTCCGGCTCATAAATCCAATCTAAATTCAAAGTATCAAAATACGCGGCCCATCTAGCTTCCATTCGCGACCTAAACTCAATACCGCGATACCAAGAAGGTAGGCTTTTTGGTGAAAATCCACTAATGTCGCTTCGTATTATAAAGTCACTCATCGCTCCCTCCTTTCACGGCGGCGATCTTCTCGTTCCACGGTTTAAGGTATTCGTCGATTTGCTCGATAGTGCATTCTGAAAACCGCCCCCACATAACATTTACGCGAATCATCGCAGTCAACTCGCGAGCGATAGCCGCCAGCCTGTCGCGTTGCTCGGTGACGGCGGCGACTTCCGTAGCGAGTCCAAGATTCGCTTCACGCAGCACCTCGATATCTTTCGGAAGCATTCCATCTGGCAGCCCTTGTGCTAGTTTGTCTGCATACTCCCGCGCCTCGTCGCGCTCTTCTCTTGTCTTTTTCCAAGTTGCAATAGCTTCGTTTGCAAGTGCGCGCTCGCGTTCCACCTCGCGTTCGAGCTTGTTCAGTAGCTGACACAATGCCTGTGCCTCGTCCCTAGTGTTGATGTGAAATCCATCATTCCATCCCCGCTCGTTTTTGCGGCGAAGCCTCCACATGTGGTAATAGCCCACATCGCAGAATGTTTCCCATTGGTTGCTCATGACTGAACCCCCTTCCACGCTGCAAGTGCTGATGCCGTTTCAGTTGCCTCATCAGTGTTGATCCAATGTTTGAATGTCAGCAACAATGCCTCTGCAAGCCGGGTTGCGATCGCATGATCAACATCCCGCTTGCGTTGCAGTTGTTCCAATCTTCCGCGCAAAACGCATTCACGCTCAGACGATTTCCCAAGCAGTAGACATTGTTCGTTCACTTCATCCTGCAATTCTCGATTTGCCACAATCAAGGCGGATTCCCGATTGGTTACAGCACGTAGCACTTTGCACATGGATGTTATGCTAATATGCTCGCTTGCCATCCCCCCGCATGTCGCGCATTCGTAATCATCCTCGCTCAGCATCGGCCTTGAGCATGTTGGGCAGTCTGATAGATCGCTCATGGCAACACCTCCGGTTTGATCTCAAAATCGAATACCTCGTCAATCTCGTTCCAGATTTCAGTTTCGATGGATTCAATGATCCTTGAAGGATCGGGTGAATCAGTATGCTTATGCGCCCTATGGTATCCATAATCGATTCCCCGCTCGATTGCTTGCGTTAGTATTGTTCGTATGTTTGGTTTCATGTTGATTCATTTACTTCCCTGCCGTGCTATCCACGTGTGTTTAGCCCATCCGTAGGGGTTTTTGTATCCTCGTCTCTTGCCTAAAGCCACCAACTCGTCAAGAGTTTGCGCCCGGCCTTGCTCTTTTTTCCTAGCCCTGACCGGATCATGCACCATGCCGCATTTCGGGCATGACGCATCCCACCGGGAATGGACATGCTGGCATCCGGGGCATTGCTGGAACCTTGTGTCCAAGGCAACCAGATCTCCGCCGACCACCTCGATCTGCCGCCCATCTGTGACATATTCATTGCCGCATTCAGGGCAGGATGCCGCCCATGGGTGACAGGCGAAACATCCCGGGCATTGCCGGGTTTTGATCGCGTCCTCGGCTTTGGCTTTCTTTTTTCTCTTCTCCGCCCCATCTAGCGACCAATCCCGGACATCCTCGGCCAATCCATGCCGGGCGAGGTTGCCGGCGTGGTCTAGGATCACCGCCCGATCCTTCCCCGGGGCTGGGCGCAATACTCGTCCGATCTGCTGCAGGTGTAATCCCAGCGACTGGGTGGGGCGCAGTAGGATCCCAACCGATACGATCGGCAAGTCAAACCCCTCGTTGATGATCTCGCAGCTTGTGAGCACCTGCAATCGCCCATTGCCCAATGACCTAACCCTGTCCCGGCGATCCTCCGGTGACAGGGTGCCGTCGATCGTAGCAGCCCTAAACCCAGCCCGGCGGAATTCCTCAGCGACATGCTCGGCATGGGCAATTGATACGCAGAACACTACCGCTGGTTTCCCCGCGCAGATTCTGCGGTAATGGTCAACGGCATCCCCTGTAATTTTCGGCGCATCCATGACGGACTCTAATCCTTTCTGGTCATAATCCCCCCGGCGCAATTGAACCGATGCCATGTCGATGTGCTGCGGTGGGGCGTAGTAAACCGGGGCCGACAGATGCCCATCCCGGACAAGGTCGCGCACCTCGGGGCCGCGAACCAGATCCGAAAATACATCCCTCAAGCCCTTGCCATCGAGCCGCTCAGGGGTGGCTGTGACGCCAAGCACTCGGGCGGATCCAAACCGCTCGACTACCCTGCGCCATGACCCGGCAATCGCGTGGTGGGCTTCATCGATGACAATCAGATCAGGATCCATAACCCGATCGATCCGGCGGATTAACGTCTGAACCGATGCTACTTGGATAAGCTCAGATCCGTCCGATGTCCGCCCGGCGGCAATTACGCCATGAGGAACATCAAATGCCGTCAGCGTCCGGCTTGTCTGATCAACTAGCTCCTGCCGATGCACTAGGATGACCGTGCGCTTTTGATTATCCCGGGCCTTTTGCGCGATGTAGCAGAAAACCACAGTTTTCCCCGATCCAGTGGGACTGACCACCAGCACTCGCTGATGGCCGTCCCGGTAGGATTGCCGGACAGAATCAATCATGGAATCCTGATATGGTCGCAGCTTGATCATGCCCCGATCGCGTCCTTGATTATCAAATCCGCCACGATCGATCGATGCCATACAACACCGCGCAGATTGTAATTAACCCCGACCATGCCCTTGCGTTTTAGTTGATTCATTCTCGCTCTGGTGATGACCTGAGTTGTCCCAGTAAGCTCCGCGATTTCATCGGATGACTTCCCCTCACAAATCATCAGCGCAGCGGATTCGGCCATGCCCAATTTAACTTTAGACAAGCGGATTAACGCTCGGCTAACCAATTCCATATTTTCTTCCATGTTGATTTCTTTTCAGGTGATGCAAGTGCTCGAATGAGCGCAATTGTTACGATCGGGTCACGCCCGATTACGATTGTGGGGGTGCGCCATGGTGTCATGATAATTCCTCCATGATGTCGGCTGCGGTTTTGATTGCCGATGTCCCGGGATCGATGATCCTCAGACCAGTTGTAGTTTCCCCGGTCCGACCTCCGGGTTTGCGGATCCCATCTTGGACAGTCAGCGTGACCTCTTTACCAATCCATTGTTTGGTATCCGCGCCGAATTGCCGGCTGAGGGATTTCCGATTGGTGGCGTTCAGGATCATCTGCTTTTGGATTTTCTCAAACCCTACCGCAAACAACAGTTTCTCTTTGCGACCGCCATCCATTGGCACATCCTCATGTTTGTAAACCCCGGCAATAATGACCTGCTGAGGGCAGATGCCCAACAAATCTTCACTTGCGAGCCATGGGCTGGTTTTCATGCCCGACACTTTACCTGTGTATTGTTCTGTTTTCATGTTATTCGATTTCGATTTCCCAATGCGGGAGTTCAATTTGGTTTATGGTTGTTGGATACCCGGGCCATTCGCCGGACTGCGTGCATTCAAGATAGGTGTCGAGATTGCGTTTATATGCCTCCCGCCCGGCTAAAAGCGAATCTGGGCTGATCATATGGCATGCGACCAGATGCGGGGCTGACGATTCAACCGCGATAAATACCATGGGCCTTTCTTCCATGCCGCCCATGCCATCGCCGTAAAATGCAGCTTGGACATGGTAACGGTATTTGGCTACCGATCGCGCAAACCCCGGCCCGGCATCCTGCGTTGTCTTCAGGTCGATCAGCATGCCATTGCCCAAGATCGCATCCGGGCGGCAACGGCACTCGACGCCAGTTGCCGGATCAGTCCAGAACGTGGACACCTCGACGCTTTCGATTTGATCAAGCAACTTGCGAGCGATCGGGTGCGCCATGACCGCATCCCGGATGGAGATGATCCGGGTGTGCTCATCATTGGTAAGCAGTTCCTGATCCGGGTGGTTGGCTTGGAATTCCTCCCAGCGCAACTTCCCATCTTTAGTGCGCCGATCCAATGTCGGCATGACGACACACTCAGAATTAAACCTATCCGGCTCGAGTGTAGCCAGATGGGTGAGTGTGCCGATCCGCATTGCTGGGGTTGCATCCTGCGGGTTGGTTTGCGCCCATCGGTAATGGGCCGGGCTGCGGTTGATGAGGTCAAGGCCGGATTTCGATATGCTCGGATGAGCGTGGTATTCAGCGTTGGTCATATTTTTGGTAGGGGTTGAATGAGTCATAATCTATTTTGTCTTCTTCTGGTTCATAATCACATTGTGAACATGCGATCCATGGTGCGGTGGGGGGTTCCCAATAGGATCCCGAATCTCCCATGTCCCACTCGATTTTCCCGCCGCATTTCGGGCAGGGGTCATTTCGTTTAAGCATGAGGATCCTTTATTTCCTTTCTGGTTTGTTTGAGGACTTTTGCGACTCGGTCACGATCGATCTGCAATGGATAGTTCCCCGCCCAGATGATCGCGTATTTTCCTAGGTGGCCTGAAGCTCGGCTGCATATTCTGACTCGCTCCGCTCCGTATGACATGGTTTCAGTCTCTATGATGTAGCTATACCCCCATTCATCGGCTTTTCTGATTAGTTTGGGTGGCATGTTCTTAGTGGGTGAGATAATGCAGCGCGATGATTGCTCCGATGAATGCAAATCCGGTCAGGGCGGCAAGGCATGCGCCTAGCCAAAGCGGTGGTTCTGGTGGGAGTTTCATGTTGGTTCTGGTTGGTTGAGCCGGGGATGGAACCCGGCGGGGTTGGTTAGATCATTTCAATTCTGCCGTTGCGATAAACGCGCACCATTCCAAATGCAGCATCGATGTCGATGGATAAGATTGCTTTGTCGTTGAACATAAATTCAGCGATGTTGCGGATTTGGTCGAGTGTGGATGGTTTGTTCATGTTGGTTGGTTCTGGTTGGGTTGGGGTTGGGTGTCGCTCGCGGCGACATGAGTAAGATTGCTTATCCGGGGCGGAATGAAAAGAATTATTTTCATTATTTTCGTTTTCCTAGGTTTTATGCGGGTTGCAGGGCGAAAAAGCCCAAAAACCTACCCCATACAACCCCGAAATCCGGTAACGCAGGGAACAGGCCCAGTTACGGCGTAACTCATTGGTTTTCAATGCATTGGGTCAAAGTAACGGAAGTAACGCTTTTTTGAAACATACAGAGAGAGAGAGAGAGAGAGAGAGAGAGAGAGAGAGAGAGAGAGAGAGATATATATATATATTTATGTAATTATGTTATTATTATTATTATAGGGGCTGGATCCCTTATGGAATCAGGGAATTTTGCGGTAACGCTTTTCTGTTACCGACCCGTTCCGCAGTAACGGCTTGCCTGATCGTCAGATAATCGCCACATTCTCATTGTCGTGGCACATATACGCCCAACCCCTTACGCATTACGGCTCATTGCAAAAGCCGATGTGGCGAATGTGTCACGATACTCCACCCCTCACAAGATACGCCCACTCAAACCAAAACCGATGCAATCCATCCCCGGTCTTGCATCATCCGCATTCCAAGCAATCCAGAAACAGACTGAAGGACGATAATGCAGACCTACCTCGATGGCTTAAAGTATCTCGCCCGGCGGAAAGTGTTCCCCGGGCCATTCAACTCGCAGGATTGGGCGTCTGTAGCACCTGCAATCCGCCAAAGGGCATTCTTTAGCTCCACAATCAATTCTGCGCGGGTTCTCCACCGGATGCGCTCCATGTTGCTGGATTGGCAGTCCGGGGCCGTAGAAACGATCCTAACGCCATCTGGGGCAACCGAAACCGCATTCAAGGAATCAGGCCTTGCCAAGTTCCGCGAGAAGGCATCTGAATTGCTCATCAGCGAGGGGCTGGCAACACCCTCCGACTTTAAGAATGAATCGATCCAGAATGTAATCAGCGCATCCCGGCTTAAATTGATCTTCAACACCAATACCGCCCAAGCCCAAGATTTTGCCATCTACCAATCCCGGGTTGCCGATCCAGTCAGGATCAATCGTTTCCCAGCCGCTGAATTCGTCCGCACACCGGGGGCAAGGGTTCCCCGGACGCTCCATGTTGCCAACGAGGGCGCTGTGCGGCGCTATGATGACCTTGATTTCTGGCTTGCTCAAAACTCCGCTGACATCGGCGGGTTCGGCGTTCCATGGGGGCCATGGGGATTCAACAGCTTCATGACCACATTCCCAGTGAGCCGCGCCCGGGCAGAGAAGCTGGGACTGGTCAAGCCCGGCGAAAAGGTCATGCCTCCCGACCTTACTCAATTCGGCGTAACCTTACCCGCTCGATTAAACAAAGGAGTGACTGCTGATGTGGATGACATCACGCCGGAGATCAAGCAGCAGGCGATCAACACGATTACATCCAGACTTGGCCCACAGGCTGTCAGGCCGGATGGTAAGTTGACGCTAGAGGCACTTCAGGCACTGAGGGGTGGCGGGGCATTGCCTCCGGCTGCCGCTCCGGCTCCTGTTCCGGTTGTTGCTAGGACTAGGTCATTCGATGATGTGATTAAAAAACTGAACAAATCAATTACCCCTGAGGTTGAGGAAATTATTTTCAGATATGAGAAGGCAGCCAATAATAAGACCCGGCTTCACAAGGAGATGTTAGATCACATGGTCAACAATAGAGAAAAAGAAAGACTGGAAACTAGGGATAAATGGTATGAATCTATAGAACAATTAAATAAACTTCGACCGCAATATCAAATTCAAGTAGATAAGCTAAGGGATGCTGTAAGCATACCAGTTTCGGATAGGGGTGATTTAAAGTGGAGCACTAATAGCATGGAGTCTAAGTATTGGGCCGCCAATGGGTCTAAGTTAGAGGAGGGAATTGAAATAGTTAAGAGATATACATCTAAGAATGCTTTGGTTGATGTAAGAGTCGCTAGATACAATGATCGTGAATATCAAAGCGGCGGGGTCATCTATATAAGCGCAGGCACAAGCCCATCTACTGTAGCGCATGAAATTACTCATGCAATCGAGATAGCAAATAAGGATGTTTTGCAGAAGTCTAATGCGTTCCTAAAGAAGAGGGCGAATGGGCAAAAGTTAAAATCGCTAAAGAAACTCACTGGTATCGGGTATAAGAGATATGAGATGGCATATGAAGATGAGTGGGAAAAACGAGGCGGCAATGTCTATTCAGGGAAATACTACAATGATGCAGCTACAGAAATCCTAACCATGGGCATCGAGAGACTCCATGCTGACCCCCTGAAATTCTATCGATCCGATCCAGACTACTTTGAGTTTGTGGTTAAGACATTACAGGAATTGCCATGATAGCACCGGACATGCAAATCGTTGAATTCAGCCTACTAGGGGTTACTTATCTCTATGAAGGTAGCAAGCCGCCAGTCATTATTACGGACGGCATTGAGAGAACGCCAATAGCTGAGCAGCTTAACGAGATACTAGCCAGATCAGTTACCCAGCATATCCCCGCTGACGAGCAAATTAGATCGGCATTAAATCAGATAGGGATTCCGGCATCCGCTAAGTTCAAAATACAATATGCCAGCGATCAGCCTGATGATAACTTGCCTGATGGCGCAATCTACTAGCCCATAACACTTCCCACCTATGAAAATAGAATCGATAAAACTAGAGAAGCTAATCCCGTATGGAAAAAATTCAAGAACGCACGATGATTTTCAAATCCAGCAGATCGCTGCATCAATCCGGGAATTCGGTTTCACCAATCCTGTGCTGATCGATTCCGAGGATGGTATCATCGCTGGTCATGGCCGGGTCATGGCTGCGCGGAAGTTAGGGCTGACTGAGGTTCCCTGCATCCGGCTGGGGCATTTGACCGAGACGCAGAAAAGGGCGTACATCATTGCTGACAACAAGCTGGCGTTGAATTCTGGTTGGGATGAGGAAATGCTTGGGCTGGAATTGGCTGATCTGCGCGAGGCTGATTTCGATCTGGATCTGATCGGGTTTGATGCCGGGGAGATTGAGGCTGCGCTTAATCCGGCTGAACCTATCCAGTCTGATAGTGATGATGGCGATAAGATCCAAGATGTTAAGGAACCGATCGAGTGTCCGCATTGTCACATGCACTTTGCCCCATGAACCCACACGAACCGACAGACGAAAATAGACGCCTGATCTCTACCCTGTGTGGCATCGGGGTTCCGCAGAAAATGATCGCTGCTCAAATCGGCATCGATGAAAAGACGCTGAAGAAGTATTATGATGATGATATGAGCAAAGGCAGGGCAAAGGCAACCAGTCAAATCGCCAAGCGCTTGTATGACATTGCAATGAGCGATTCCAAGGAAGCCCTGACTGCTTGTATCTTTTGGCTTAAATGCCGGGCCAACTGGTCAACGCTTGATGGCCCAGAGGTACAGGTGAATGTTCAGAATAACTCAATCGTCCATTCCGATGATGGAGAGATAAAGGAATTCAAGAAACGTTGGAACGCAATCGATGTCTGATATCAAACCCGATCTTGATCTTGGCCCGTTCGCGTTCGGTGTCCTTGGGCTGCGTCCGTATGACTGGCAGATCAAGGCATTCAAGGGGATCAATGATCATCCTCGCACATCCCTAGTCGCCGCGAATGGATCCGGCAAGACCGCTGCCGTGATCGCCCCGGCAATTCTATGGTGGCTAGCAATGTTCCCCAAAGGCCGGATTCCTGTCACATCTGGCTCATGGCGGCAGGTGCTGCTTCAGCTATGGCCCGCCATGGAGAAATATCGGGGGCATCCATTATTCCAAGGGTGGACATGGAATCAGGCTGAGATCAGAACCCCGGAGGGCGGATGGGCATCGGGATTCTCTACTGACAACCCGGGCCGGGCTGAGGGATATCACCGGACAGATGATAGCCCTGTCCTGTATGTGTTGGATGAGGCTAAGACCATTCCAGACGGCATCAAGGCTGCGGTTGACCGATGCACGACAAACCGGATCCTTGCCGCTTCATCGCCGGGCGCTCCGATGGGGTGGTTCTTCCGCTCGCAGCATGAGGAATCCTCGCATTGGTGCAGGGTCAAGGCTAGGTCGGATGAATGCCCCCACATCGACCCGGAGAAGAGAATCCGGGATCTTGAGATTTATGGGGAAAAGCATCCGATCTTTAGGTCAATGCACCTTGCCGAGTTTGCCGAGGATGTTGATCGCTTGATCCTGACCAGCGATGCGCTGATCGGCGCTGTTGATAACCCACCTGAGCCACATGGTGATACTGTGGTTGCATTCTGTGACTTTGCCGCCGGGCGGGATGAGAATGTCCTTGCCGTGCGCCGGGGTAACTCCGCCCGGATCGTTAAGGCATGGGCTGAGAAGGATACCATGCAGGGCGTCCGGCAGTTCATCCGGGCATTTGAGGGTGAACAATTGAAGGCATCACAGATTTGGGGCGATGCTGATGGGTTGGGTACTGTCATGATCGATGCGCTTGCCGAGCATGGCTGGCGGATCAACCGATTCCATGGCGGAGCAAGATCGCGTGAGCCGAATGAATATATGAACCTGATTGGCGAAGTCTGGCATGTAGGATGTCGGGAGATCGCCCGGGGCCGGATCAGGTTGGATGGATTGGATCAGGTGGCATTTAAGCAGTTGACCAGTCGCAAGACCGAATGGAGTGAGAATGGTAAGCTAAGGGTTGAATCCAAGGAAACCATGAGAGCATCCGGGTTGAAATCTCCCGACCGGGCGGACGCATTGCTTGGCTGCATTGTCTGTGGGCCATCGATGCAGGGTATGATGACTGGTGATGATCCGGTTAGGTCGCGCCGATCTGACTTCTCTTCCCCGCGCCGATCAGGGTTCAATGCTATGTGAACTATGGCTTGCAATTTGAGTTTTAATATGTTAATCGGAAACCTCACATGACTATCGACGAGCGCAAAGGTGTTGTTTGGCCCATCCCTGCACAATACCGAACCAATGATTACGATCTGGCAAATGTAACCCCGGATCAGGTTCGCACTATCTTGCGCGGCGTTCGCACTGGCAAGCTAGAGGATCAGGATCGTTTGTTCCGTTTGATGCTCGATACGTGGCCAAGGCTGCGTAAGGCATTGAATGAGGTTGCCGGGTCTGTGGCTAGGCTGGAGCTTGAGATCAAGCCAGCGATTCGGGAGGATGCCGAGGAACCAACCCCGGCAGCAGTTAAGATTTACGAGACAGTTGAACGTGCGCTTGAGTCATATTCTCCCCGCCCGGGATATTGGGAGTTAGACCTTTCCGGCATGGTTAAGGCTATCATCGATGCATACGCCAAGGGGATTTCTGTACTGGAGATCGTATGGCAATCCGAGAATGGCGTCATTAGCCCAAGGTGTTATGCTCCGGTTCCTGCTAAGTATCTCGCCTATCCTTCCGCATCAAATGATGTTGATCGGCTCATGATCGCCCCTAGTGGCGTCAATTACGCATCGCTGGTTGATTTCCCGCCTGATCGGTTCTTGATCGGTATTTGGTCGCAAGGTGGAACACATCCGATCCATGCGGCGAACTTGCGGACGCTGACGAAGTATTGGTTGGCGTCTGTCTATGGTCTTGGTTGGCTGATGCAATTCTCGCAGTTGTTCGGTATTCCGATGCGGACTGCAAAGACCGATGGAACCGAGGATGCGTTGAACAAGGCTGAGGATATGCTGGAATCGATCGGATCATCCGGTTGGGCCGCTACCGGGCCGGGTGTTGATTTCGAGATCCATTCCGCTGTGACTGGTGGTGACAACCTGCCGCAATCGCACATGATGGATGTGGCGGACAGAGCTTGTGATATTTTGTTGCTAGGTCAAACGCTCACAACCGATAACACCGGGACAGGATCCAGAGCATTGGGTGATGTCCATTCCAGCATCCGGTCTGAGGTTCTGCAATCTGTGTCCTCATGGGTGGCATCGATTATCACAACTCAATTGATCCCGGCAATCGTGCGGATGAATTTCGGCAAGGTGGCTTCCGAGGATATGCCGTATTGCGAGCTGGAGATTCCAGTTCCAAAGGATGAGAAGGCAATTGCCGAGCGGGTTAAGATTTACAACGAGATCGGGGTCAAGATGCCTCGTGCTTGGGTTTATGAGGAACTAGGTATCCCGATGCCGATCGAGGGTGAAGAGGTTTTCGGTGATGATGATCCGCCTGAGCTACCGGAGCTGGAGCCGGACGCTGAGGATGTACCTCAGCCGGAACCGGAAGATGCTCCCGATCTGTCTGATATCGATGAGGTTGAGTCAGCCGCATCGGTTGATTTGCGTCCGACTGAAGAGATGGCACGTAACGCAATAAATGCCCTAGAAATTCGTCGAGCAAAGCCGCAATCTGAGCGTGGCATGACATCTGTCGGCCTCGCCCGAGCGCGTGATATCTCCAACCGGGCAGAATTGTCTGAGGATACTGTCCGCCGGATGGTTTCCTACTTCCAGCGTCATGAGGTTGATAAGAAAGGATCGACTTGGGATGAGCAGGGTAAAGGATGGCAAGCATGGAATGGATGGGGTGGCGATGCTGGATACGCATGGGCAAAGCGGATTGTTGATAAGCTAGATTCCGGCAATGACCGATGAGCAATTGAGAGATGTGGCGGGTGAATGGCTCGCCCCGGTTGATCAGGTTTTAGCCGATCTGATGGACAAGTCGCAGCGCATGACTATCGGCGCATTTGTCCGAGAGGTTGAGCAGGTGATCGAGCGCATTCCGCAGATGTATGGGATGCTTAATGCTCAAGCGCTGACATCGGCGCTTGAGGATGAAATTGGCAAGGCGATGCTGAAAGGAATAGAGGATGGCATTGAAGACAGGTAAATCATTCATCACGATTGAGGCGACTGGTCTGGATGAGGCTAAGTTAGCGGCATTGAAGTTGGCTACCCCCGCTGTCCGCCGGGCCGCTGTATTGCAGGGTGGTGAGGATGCTATCGAAGAGATTCGCAAGTATTACGCCATGGCTGGGCGGACAAAGTGGGTTAATCCGTCCCTGCCGACTCATGGCCCGGGGCGTGAGATGACAAGGTGGTGGGAGGGAACTGCTCGAGGTTGGAGTTTATCGCAGCCGAATAATAACAAGGTCACATTTAGTAATTCGACAATTGGTTTCGCCCATAAAGTTACGGGTGGCGTGATTCGGGCAAAGCGAAAGCGATCGCTGACGATACCAATCGTTCCTGAAGCTCACGGAAAAACCGCGAAGGAATACTCAAACCGGGTTAATCCTTTGTTCCGGGTCAAAGGTGTGTTGGCCGAAGCGGATCCGAATGCACCTAACGGAATCCGCGCAATCTATGCTCTCAAGAAATCAGTAACCCATTCGCCATGGAAGAATGCTCTGCCACCTGAGCAATCATATACCGATGCATTTTTGAATGGTGCGCTTGATTACCTTATATCTCAATTCGATAGTTGACATTTATGGCTTTATATGATTATCTCCCCTCGATGTTTCGCAGTTCCGAGATCGTAACCGCTGCAATCCAGTCTGAGCTATCAGACTTGGCCGGATCGATTGTCTACCTACCTGAAGGTCAACACCGCATCAATGCGACTGTCGGAGGTAAGGCTAAATCGGTTGATGTCCTAGTTGATTCCCGGGTTGCTGCTTCATTCTCTGAAGACCTCAACAAACGCTTTGAATCTAATGTCCGCCCATTCGCCGGGTTCGACCACAAGCAAGGCGCTGCGTCATTCATCCCCAAGGAATTCCGCTACGAAGATGGCGTTGGCTTGGTTCTGGATGTCGAATGGACTGAAGCCGGACGCAAGGCTGTTGAAGGCCGCGATTACTCCTACTTCTCCCCTACTTTCCTTCTCTCCAAAGATGGCGTTCCGATCGGCCTCGCAAAGCGTGGTGAAATTGGTTCTCTGGTAAATGATCCAGCATTTGAGGAAATCCCGCGCATTGCCGCATCTCACAACGAACAAATTGATATGACTGAACAACTGATCGAATTGGGTCTGGTTGAGGCGAGCGAATCGCCCGATACCGCCCTTGAAACCGCCAAGGCAAATCTTGCCGCTCTCCGTGAGTCTGCTTCACTTGCCGAGCAAGTCGAAGCTGCTAACGCCAGCAAGAAAACCGCCGAGGAACAACTCGCTGACATGGAAGCAGCATACGCCAAGCTGAAATCGGAATACGAAGACATGAAGAAGCAACTTGGCGACAAGGCCATGGCTTCCGCTGATCTCGTAATCGATGAAGCAATCAAAGCCGGACGCATTGCCCCTCAAGATGAGGATGCCAAATCGTTCTGGAAAACCGCAATTCTCGCTGATGAGAAAGCTGCCAAGGTTCTCGCATCGCTTCCGGGCAATGAGGCCATTAACGGAGCTACGATCCTTGCTGGTCGCATCGAAGAAACCCCTGCTGTTGAACTGACCGGGCTTGCTCGCGTCGAAGCAGCATTTAAAGCACAACAATCCAAATAACACAAATATATGCCTAATAACACTACGCTACTCGATCTCGCCAAATTGAATGGTGCTGATCCTGTTGTCGGTCTGATCGAGGAAGTGGCTACCGCTTCTCCTGAAGTCGTGACCATCCCCGCTCGCACGATTCGCGGAACCAGTTACAAAACCGTGGTTCGCAACTCGCGCCCATCCGTTGCATTCCGTTCCGCTAACGAAGGAACTGCCGCAACCAAATCCAACTTCACCGAGCGTCTCGTCGAAGCATTCATCCTCTCCGCTCGCATTGAGGTCGATAAGGCTGTTGCTCGCGGTTATGAGGATGGCCCAGAAGCTCTCCAAGCAATCGAAGGCGCAGGCGTCATGCGTGCCGCTCTCTCGACTGTCGGCTCGCAAACCATCTATGGTCGCAGCGCAGGCGCAAAGGGATTCATCGGCCTCCAAGAATTCATCACTACTTTCGGTGACGAACTTGTGGTTGATGCTGGTGGTACAACCTCCGCAACTGGTTCCTCGGTTTACGCCATCAAGGCTGGCGCTCAAGGCGTTCAGTACGTCTACGGCAACGGCACTAGCTTTGACCTCTCGCCATTCCGCGAAGGTGACGCAACAGACGCATCCGGTAATCGCTTTGCCGCTTACATCGCTGACCTTACCGCTTGGGTTGGTCTTCAGTGCGTCAACAAGTACGCGATTGGCCGCTTGAAGGATTGCACCGCCGACTCCGGCAAGGGCGTGACCGATGCTAAGATCGCTGAACTTCTTAGCAAGTTCCCAGTTGGCGAGCGCCCGACTCATCTCTTGATGAGCCGCCGTTCCGCATTCCAACTTCAGACGAGCCGCACGATGACCGCAAGCACCAAACAAGAAGCCTTTACTGGCATCCTTCCGGGTGTCCCAACCGAATCTTTCGGCATCCCGATCATCATCACCGACTCGATCGCTGATAACGAGGCATTGAGCTAATCCTAACCCCTAAATAGATAATACGACAATGGCCTTTGAATTCAATCGCAATCAACAAGATGCCGCCTACACCTCGTCGGTGGCAATCGCCCAAGCTGGCGCTAACTCCGCAGTCTTTGACCTTGAACAGGTTTTCGCTGGTGACATCGAAGATGTTGTAGTGGAAGTATCTGCTCCAGCCGCATCTGGCATTACCAGCACTAAGGTTCTTACCTACACCTTCAAAGACAGCGCCGATGGCGTGACCTTTGCCGCTCTTGATCCAGCAGTCGCAACTACCCAAACCGCTACCGGATCTGGCGTTGCCGCCAAGTCGGTTCGCTTTCGCCTTAGCCCGGCTTGCCGCCGCTATGTGCGAGTCGAGCAGACATCGGATGCGACCGCTGGAACCTTTAGTGGTTCCTTTGTGACCAAGCTCCTGTTCTAATACTGGGTTGCTAATCGTGCCGCTGGTCTGGGGTTTGTTCATTTCCCTCGGATCAGCGGCAATTTTCTAAATATAATATGGCATGGGCTGAACTGACATTTGCAGGATTACAGGGCCGACTTGGTTCTGATGAGATCGCTGCATTGCTCGCTGAATCTGCTGCACCTGAAGCAAAGGTGACGGAGGTTCTGACCCATGTTGCATTGGACATTGCCAGCCGGGTCAATACTGGGCGCAGGAAGCGCGGATTGCCGCCTGTGGTCAATTCTAGTGTCTATGTGCCACCCGGGGCGCAACGCCATGCATATGCCCTTGCAAGGCGTTTGCTGTCCGATGCTTTTCCTTCCTTGGCTGAATTCAATGGCGATGATCGCAAATCATCCATTGAGGAAGCTGAGAACTACCTTGATGACCTAGCCAAGAATGATGCTGATTCGGATGATCCCGGGGCATCTTCTTTCTCATATTCCAGCAATTCCTCATTCCGCTACGGAGGATCCCGGGTTATGGATTTCTCCACCTCACCATGAGCATCATTCGCCAGATCGTGGAAAGCATAGCCAAGAGATTGGCTGACCATGATTATTTCCGCACAGTTCCAAAGATTCCTGTGCTGGTCGAGGATCAAAAGGACGTTGAGAAGTCGATCTTGAATGCAATGCAGACCGCAGGGGCATTCGTTCTGATCAATTTCGATTCCGCAGATGCCGACTCCCCGGATACACCCGGCCCATATCTTAACAATTCCTCATTTAAAGTCACCATATCTGAAATTCCATCATTGTGGAGATCAAGGGGAAATCACCAACCATCCTGCACAGAGATCGCTGAGGCGATTTGCAGACTAATTCATCATCACCAACCGCTGGATGCAGATGGGCTTGCATTGTCCGGTGGGGTTTTATTGTTCGATTCAATGTCTCAACAGGCGAATGAGTCGATGCTTCAGCAAGTCATCACATTCACAATACCAATCGGTTTAACCAACACAGACCCAGAAAGATAAAATTATGGCAACATTTGATAGAGCAACAATCGTTCGAGGCCCATGTAAGATCGGTTACGATGGAGCAACATTCTACTCCAAGGGCGGCGTTTCGCTGACCATGACCAACTCGACCTTTGACAAGGAAACCGATGCCTATGGCATTGTTGGCAAGGCAAAGACAGACTTCCAAGTTGTTGTTGAGTTTGAACCAGTTGGCGAGATCGAGGCATTAACTACGCTTTTCCCATATGGCAGCACAGCAATCGGTGGATCGATTTATGGATCAGCCGACAAGCCGCTTGTGATCACATCCGTTGATCAGACTTACACGATCAACAATGCTGCCGTGACGCAGATGCCCTCGATTCGATGCACAGCTAACAACACCGCATTCGGATCGGTTCAATTCACCGGATTAGTGGATAAGAGCGGCGACCCAAGTTCATTAGCTGATTATTATTCTGCTACTGCTGGCGCAGCGATTGGCTCGGCATTCAGTCCGTCTTTGATCGTTACTGCTCCATACCAAGCAACGCTAGGCGCAGTCGGGCCTTTCTACTCCGAGGCTGGATTTGAGATCGCATTCGACTTAAGTCTTAACCCCGTAACTGTTGATGGTATGGGTACGGTTGATATGTCGCTCCAGAATCTCGGCGTGAACATCACCTGCATTCCGACTGGGGCTTTAGCTAATTCATTCGATACCTATTTCGGATCGTTGGATGTTGGTGAGGATCTCGCAAACTCAACGCTCGATATCAGCACTAGCACATCTGGCGGATTGAATTTCGACTGCCTTGCTGTGCAAGTGATCGATATTCAGAAACGATTCAGTCCAACCGACAATCGAGTCGGTCAGCTTACCATGGCGGCTCGGCGCACATTCACATCTGGATCACCTAACGCATTGTTCACTGTTCTCACAGTCGCATAATGTACGCTGCCGCATTCATAGGCGATAAGATCATCGATCTTGCTGGATGGGATCAAGGCCCTGGGGCTGAGACATCAAATCTCAGCATCTCGTATGATAGCCAATTCCAATCGGTGTCCTATGTTGGCGGCACTTGGGGGCGTCAATTCTGGCGTCCCGGAACAATGGCGACTGTGTCGTTTGATAGTCGGTTTAGTTTGGTTGATGCAGAAAGTAATCAATACCAGAGATTCGTTTCATACTTTCTACTTGTATTGCCTACTTATTTCTCAAATCAGCAAAATTCTATATTTAAACTGACCCAACCTTACCCAACTTTTATGGGAACTAGGCAGGTCGAAACTACAACTGGCGTGGGTACAGTAACTGGGGCAGGAAATGTGCGAGCAATCCTGACTGCATCTGGCATTGATTCCAATCCATTTGCGTTTGATGTCCCGGTAACTCTTGGACAGACTGCATCACAATGGATGGCAACAGTTCGGGCTTATTTTTCCATAATCCCTCAGATTCAAATGCTTTTTGCTGTATCTGGATCCGGAGCTGATATGATCCTGACTCGACGCAGCCCATATGCTTCTAACGATTCAACTTTGAACATCTCGATTGGCGGAACCGGAACCACTGCAACCGGAATTACTGCATCCCCAACATCGGTAAATACGACAGCAGGGGTTGCATTCAGTCCGATGAATGAGATTACATTCTATGACGCAAATGTATCCGTTGCCGCATCACAAGTAGGCACATCCGTCCTGCTCAACACATCCGTAACTGGACGATTAATCGCCCCATAATATGGCATCGAAAAAGGTCAACATTGACATCAGCACTACGGCTAATACGGCTGGGGCTACGCAAGCTGCTGCTGCGATGGATAAGCTGTCTACGGCTAATACGAAAGCAGCTACTGCTACTGGCAATGTTGGAAGCCTAGCAGCACAGGCTGGCTATCAGGTTCAAGACTTTGCGACTCAGGTTTCCATGGGAACCAGCGCATTTACGGCATTCGCTCAACAGGCTCCACAACTACTTGGCGCATTCGGCCCAAAAGGGGCAATCATCGGGGCTTTCGTTGCCGTTGGTGCAATTGTTGCCAAAGTCGCCTATGAGATAGTAACTGGATCCGGTGATGCAGAGGAGGCGTTAAGAAAAACCACAGAAGCAACAGAGGAGTTCCAAGATAAGTTAATAAAACTTTATGAAGCTCAAGGCGGCGAGAAATCCAAGGCTGCGATTAGCTCAATTGAGAGGCAATCCCAATTAACGAACATCCTCCGTGAAAGTGAACTTGGCTTAATTGATGTAAAAAACAATAGGATCAAAACCGAAGAGGATTTAGCTAAGAAGCAAGATGATCTAACGGAAAAAGCCATTAGATATTTGGCGCAGATCGGGCAGATTACAA